AACCATACGTTGTTGCGTTTGTTGTACCTGATCCGTCTAATTGAACAGTTACTCCTCCATTAACATTTTGTAAAGTTCCTGCGTTTGCTTCTGGAAGCGGATCAACCGTTATTGTTACAGTATCTGTAGCTGTTTCTTGTGTTGATGTCGTAACTGTTAATGTACATACTATATCACCGCTTGTATTTGGTGCTGTAAAAGTCGCAACTCGATTATTGTTGTTTGTAATAGTAACACTTGGATTGCTTGCCCATGCATATGACGATGCGTTAGTTGATAATGAATTACCAGTTAAAGTTACCGTTGAGTTACCTTTAATATTTTGATTGTCACCTGCAATAGCGCTTACATTATCATCATCATGGTAAATTATGCACTGTCCTCTATTAGTACCATTATTATCAAAACCACTCACACCTATCACAGCAACCGTGCCGTCATCATTTATGGAAACGGAATATCCTAAAGTGTCGTTAGCATTTGCGCCGTTTATAGTTACTCTGGATTGCCATCCACTGTCAAATTCGTATATCTTACACTCTCCGGCACGACTAGTACCACCATATATCGCACCAATACACACAATTGTACCATCGCTATTAATTGATACACTGCAACCGAATAAATCCCCTGCATCCGTTCCTACTATATCAGACCCTTTTTGTGCCCAACTGCCTGCTGTATTTTCATACACTCGACACATACCACTATCTGAACCTATATTTGTATCGTAATATGGACTCCCTACTGCAATAACTGATCCATTGTCACTTATTGCAATAGATGATGTGAAGTATGAATTATTTTGATCGCCATTTATTTCAACTGGGGTTGACCACGCATTTGAACTATATGTATATATTAATAATCGACCTTGTGATGTAGTTATATTTGCTACAGACACGGTGACAATCGTACCACCCCCATTTATAGATACAACTGACCCCATTTGAGCATCATTTGTAGTAAATTGTTGTTCGGTTCCCTTTAGTGACCATGCGTTGCTGCTAAATTCGTGGACTTCAAAACGTCCCTTATTTGAACTCCAATTAGGTGCGCCAATTGCAACCACTGTCCCATCATTATTTATTGATACACTATCGCCAAAATGCTCGCTTGCGGTTGATCCTTCAATTGCAGATCCTTTTGAACTCCATTGATTTGTACCTGCATTATATTCATACACATCACATTTACCACAATCTGTATTTGTTGTGCTACTGAATTCAGTTGACCCAATTGCAATAATATTACCAGTTGCATTTAATGATATTGAAAATCCAAATTTTTCACCGGTTCCGCCATTCAACACATTTCCTTTTTGTACCCATGATGCATTATTATATTCATATATTACACAACGCCCATCATTGGTATTACATAAGGCCGATCCAACGGCACATACCGTTCCATTTGCATTTATTGACACAGATTGTCCCATATACGCACCATCTGTCGTAAAATCTAGTGCATCTTGTTCTTGCCAATCCGACATTGCTATATTATTTGAGCAACATAAAAATCAAATAATATAGGGACTGTCCATAAAAATGTAACGAAAATAAAATACCAATATCATTAAAAGTTGTTGAAGGAACGATACATGATTGTATGGTATTAAATGATAATATCGATGATATTATTACAAATAATATCAATGTGCATAATAAAAATTTAATAGCGGATATAGGTTATTATGATAATAAAACATTCAAATTATGTAATAAATATAAATTAAATGCACATATTTGCAGAAAGAAACGAACATCATTTGAACACCGAAATAAATTTATTAATCGAATGAATAATAATACAAACAAACACATAGTGAAAATAGAACATATGTTTGCAACATTAAAGCAAAATAAATCAATTGCGCTAAACTATTCAAAAAAAATTAATATATTTTATAATTTTGTTTATTTATCTTTTATATTATTACATATTCGTTGTTGATTAATAACAAATATGTATGATAAATGCCATATATTTATAAATTTTGTAATGAACAAATATACTATACTATCCCCTAACGTATATATATATTTATTTGTTTATATTATACTATTGATACATAATATAAACAAACAACTTATTTACTGGACAGTCCATATGTACTTCGAAATTATATATCAGACGATGTAATTAGATACACGATTGATGAATTTATAATTAATCGACATAGTATATTTTTAAGTTAATACATTAAGATAATAAATATTATTAATTAATGTTTATTAACTAACATATGCATCTATCAAATCGTCAAAAAAAATTGAAAAACTGAACTGTATTAATTATGCATATAATTATATTAATTCATTTTAACGAATTCAAATTTACCAATAAGCGATGCCCCAACATCGTCAACAGCACGGTCGCGGAGGTACGCAACAGTACGGGCGCGGAGGAGGTACGCAACAGTACGGTCGCGGAGGAGGTACGCAACAGTACGGTCGCGGAGGAGGTACGCAACAGTACGGTCGCGGAGGAGGTACGCAACAGTACGGTCATGGAGGTGATCACGGAGGTGCGCAACAGTACGGTCACGGAGGTATGCCACATCAAGGTAGTCGGCCACAACTACATCCCGGTATGCCACTGGCTTTTCCGCCATCGCATGGTTCGCCATCGCATGGTTCGCCATCGCATGGTTCGCCATCGCATGTACCACCTCAACAATGTCATGATATGGCTCGTGCCCAGATATATCAAGGCCAATCCGAACATACGCAACTAAGGTACAATGGAGACAGTTTATATACCGTAACAGACGACATGACGATGTGGGAACACCTAATTGGACCAGATGACTATGTACGTACGCCAAACGGGGCTAGATTCAGCAACATACACCAACGCATAAAGCATTTTTTAGACATTCTCGAATTTACTGGTTCCGATTACAGCAGGAAAGCCATTCTGGATTTTTTCGGCATTGATAACTTTGATCAACCATGTCTCGACGCGTCGATTTATCGTGATAAGTTTAAAGCAAAACTACAAGGAATGTGTACGTGTCCTGAAGAATACGATCGCAACGTACGCATATTCCCCAGAGTGTGTATTGCTGCGATATGGTGCGGTTCCGCGCACTATTTAACTAGGGATGATAAAATCGATCCGCGTGCAAGTGATAAATACTGCAAAGAGGGCATGGACACAGATACATCACAATGGCAGAATGTACTTGAAAAAATATGGGCAGCTGTGTCGAATAAACGTATCCCTAGAAAAAGGAGTACTGAAGATCTCCCACACGCTCCACATCCGGAGGGTGTGCCTTTGGTAGGCGACAGCCACATGATGAGTTTTCAATTCCCAGAAATATTAGCGATGTTTGCATATATACATGCTTTTATATTGAAGTTTGGGGAAGACCGTGTTAATAGCAAGTACATTAAAGCACTGTATGGTGAAATGCGTGCTAATCCAATTATGAGCACATGTGTTGATCTATTTCTAAGCACCGTAGATATATGGGCGCCTGAACATGCCGACGTATTGGCATGTGGTATGATGGGTACTTCTATGGTATACATAACCGGCAACACTAAAGGCAACACCCTACAGGGCAACGCCGTTGATGTCATCCGGTATAAACAAACACATAGCGGACTGGATGTACCACGCACATACGACGAGTTGTTTCACATTATGTACGATCCTGAATATGCAGTACGTTGGTGGGCATTTCCCAATAAGGATGCGATTAAATACTCCGATGTATACGGTTTGGGACCAGTGTTGGAGAGCCAGTTAAGCGATAATCATGACATGTTCTATTACATGCGGTGGTCTTTTGTGTACTTAATCAACGGATGGGCCTTCAATAACGTCTTGCTGACACATGTCATAAACAAACCGTTGAACGGTGTAAGTCAACGTGTCAAACAAACTGCTCGAGCCCACATTGATAAGATACGTATTGCATCAAGACCGGAGATGCATATGCCAGGACCACCGAGGCAACCCGCACCGTATCATGGACCACCGATGCCCGCACCACTGCATGGACCACCGTCGCAACCCGCACATCAGCATGTACGACAGATGCCCGCTCAACAGCATGTACCACCGATGCAACCAGCATCGGATGATCATCAACCGGTGTGTTTATATACCGTCGAGTTTCCACCGCTACGGCGCCCGTAAATGGCTAGTAATTATTTATATATTCACTAGTCATATTCGTACACGTACCATTAGGTATATTTTTAATCAGTTAATAAATGCCATGCGTAATAATAAATCAATACATCACATAATGTTATTAAATATAAGATCATGAATTGTTATTAATTATTGACGAGTATGTTATGTCGGTGATGATAGTAATGATTATGATTAATCATATATTATTTACGAAAATTATATGCTATATTAACTTTTATTTATTACATAATTAAAAATTTGAAATTTGAAATTTGAACATAATAACACTATATTTTAAAAAATAAAATATACATTCCTATAACAACGCCATCATAATGGAAACAATAGGAAACAAACAAATTAAATACATATACCAACTTGCGGACATTCATATACGGATTGATGACGATCGATTTGATGAATATGTTGATATATTTAAGAAAGTTGGTGTCAGTATGACCGATGAAAATGTATTAACAATAATATGCGGAGATATATTACACATGTCAAAAATAATGCATAATACACCAATGAAATTATTACAAATATTATTTAATACATTGCTTGAGAAAGGTGATGTTATTATGATATTAGGAAATCATGATATTTCAGAATATGGTGCATGTGAAATGCTAATAAATGCAATTGAAATATCAAATTCTAATAATACAAACAAGGTGCATTTACTATCACATGCAAATATATATAAATATGGAAATTTGAGGATATCAACGGCCAATGTTCGCGATAATAATATAATTCGAAGTAAATATCTTGATAACGATCATGTCGAATTAGTAAATGATGAATATCGTAATAATTATAAAAAAATAGCAGTGTATCACGGCGAAATACATAATCATATAAAAGTATCTGATTTCAAAGGATATGATATGGTAATGTTAGGCGACATACACAAACATACTATAATTAATGGTCATATATGCTACTCGTCAAGTCTTATACAGCAAGATTTTGGAGAATCGCTTTATAATCACGGTATGATTAAATGGACTATTAAAAATAATTCACATGAATTTATAAAAATCAAAAATGATTATGGATTCTATACAATAAACGTTAAAAATGGTGTATACGAACAATTACCAACATTGCCTAAATATATAAAAATTAAAATAAAGTATATGGACACCGATATAGATAGTATACGCGAAATTGAAAATAATATTATTAAAAAAAATAAAGATGCTAAAATAATATTAAAAAATATGGACGATGTACGTAACAAATTAGATATAGGTAAGTCAAAAGTAAATATAGAAAATATTTATAAAATAGAATCACAAGAACAAATAATAAGAGAACTTTACACTAATAAAAGTACAGACGATGTTAAAAAATTAATTGAATATAATACGAAATGCAATAATAAAATTACATATGAACATACTTCTGGAAAGAAGCATATTGAATTAAAAGAAATTGTGTTTGAAAATATGTTTTGTTATGCGGATACTAAAAATAAATTAGTATTTAGTAATATGAGTGGAATAATATTAGTTAATGGTAATAATCAAACCGGGAAAAGTGCGCTTATGGATGCTATAATATATGGTATATATGGCAAGTGTCGGCGACCAGAATTAAATATTATGAGGGATTATTATGAATGCACTGTATTATTACGAATTGATGGTATTATGTATAAAATATATAGAAACTGGGGGGTTTATAGCAAATCTAGATTTAAATCAGGTAATAAATCAAGTTCATGTGAATTTTACAAAATGGATGAATGTGAATTGTATGAGCAATTTAATATTGGATTAGATTTAACGAAAACCAATAATATGATATATAATCTAGTCGGGTCATATGAAGATTTTTTACAAGATACCGTAATATCTGAATATGATACAAATTTTATAAATTCTAAGAACGGCGCGCGAAAAACATACTTATGCAATTTATTTAATCTGAATATATTCAATGATCTAAAAGATATATCAACATCCGATTTAATAAAAATATCAGCAAAATACAATACTATGTACAATAAATTACAAAAAACGGATTATAATGAATTAATAAGAACAAAACTACAAATACAAGCGGATATATATAAATATAAAGACGATATTAATATGTTACACAATGACCTGGAAAAAGTAGAAAATGAATATATTGAATTAATAAGTAAAATGAAATCTATTGATCATATTAATAATCAGTCCGAAACCAATATTAATAATCAATATGAAATGAATGATTATGTTAAATTATCAGCAGGTATATCCATGCAAATAAAAAGTAAAAACAAACAACTAACGCAACTAAGATCCGAACATCATAATTATGATGAAGATACAATAAATAAAATTAAGTCTGATTATGAGAATCTAAAAAATAATACACATGTAATAATTAATGACTTGCGAGATACTATAAACGAACTTAACAATGAAATTGCAATCAATGAATATAAAATGAGTGATTATATGAGTGAATTAAATACACTATCAACTATGCGGTTCAAACACGCATGTAATAAATGCAATACAAACAAAGATATAGTTGATGAAATGCGTGCAAATATAGAAAGTACCAATCGACCATTAGAATCAGCAACCAATTATACAATACTTGATAAAAAATATAAACAACAAGAACTTGATGATATAACAAAAAAAATATATGATAGATATGATGCATATATAAAACAAATGTTACTGGAAAAAGAAATAAATATTTTACAAACTGAACAAAACAAAATTGAGCGAAAAATAAGTGATGTTAAAATTATTGTTAAAAGTAATCAGACGCTAATACAATTAGAACAGCTAAAAAGAAATAGAATATCAATAAAAGACAATATTAATAACCATACAGAACAATTATTTGCACACAACAACGATTTGGGAAATGTGCAAAATAAAATTAACAAATATGAAGAAACACACGAAAAATATGATAAAATATCAAAAGAAATGCATGTAATTGAACAATATAATGAAATCATGAGTTCGGGCACATTAACTTCATTTATATTTGGTTATATATTGGGTGTTGTACAAGCAAAAGTAAATGAAATATTAACAATATTTTCGAACATATACATACAATTATCTAACGATAAAAAAGACATATGTATTAAATATGTTCACATGGATAAAACGCATGACATTGCTGGAGCATGTGCGTCAGAAAAGGCAATGATAAATTTAGCATTTAAGATAGCGTTTTCACAAATGTCGCATAGAAGATATAATTTTTTTATAATTGACGAAGCATTTGAAAAATATGATACTCATGCAATAGGAAATATTAACAAGTTTTTTGATTATATAAAAGAGCAATATGATTTTATATTTATTATAACACATGATATTGATGTTAAAAAACACTTGAATCATGAAATAACAATAACTAAAGATAAACACAGTTATATTACATAATAAATAGTTTCTAATTTATTTTTATAAATAAATTAGCTACATAATATTAATAATGTTACAACTCGACACATAATTCAACACCATCATATAAAGAAATATTTATGGTGATTTCAATATCGTTATTAATACATTGTGTTATTATTTCCAAAATACTTTTGTTAGCATCGACACCTTGTACGCTTATACCTAAATCATCAATATAATAAAACCCATCCGAAGTTTTCTTAACAGTTTTAATATTTAGATGCGAATATTTTATTATTGTCGCTCCATCAGAAACTATTTCATAAATATGCCGTAAAATATTTTTATATCTTAGTTTATCGATTTCATTATTATTAATTGAACAAAATGTAATAACTGATTTTTTATAATCATATTTAATGGCATCCCGAAAACAGTCTACTTTTATTATTTCTTTCTTTTTACATAAAATATTATTATTGTGTTGTGGTATTATGTCATAACCATTAAATATATCGTTATTAATTCGCTTTAAAAAAATATCACCGTTATCCATTTCAACAAATTTATAAATAACCCCATCCATTATTATATAATTCATATATAATGTTTTATTACATTGTTTAATAATTTCAATTTTATAGCTATATTCGTAACTAAAAATACAATTACATTATTCGTTAATATATGTTATGCATAATACGTTATGTATACAATATATTAATTAGACTATCGTCGATGGGTCTAGTATAAAAGTTATTTTATTATCCTTATCCATACTAAGCTTGAATATACCACCTATACGAACATTATCAATAATGACATGATCATGCGATGATATTGTCCCTTCGCGAGTACAATGTTTTAAATACTTTTCAAATATCGCATCCCGACATGTATCAATACTTACAAGCGATTGCTTATATTTCTTAACATTAGCATCCACTTCTTTTTGTGATCCTTTCTCACACTTGATTGTTACTGATGTTGTTGATGCAACCCAATTAGGAAATATGAAATTATGACAATTAAATTGTAACATAATTTGTTTCAATACATTAAATATTACTTTGTTAAATATGGTTAACTTTGTATATGATTTGAGTATTTCTGGAGGGTTGGGTGATTCTGATAGTTTAAGTTTAACCCAATCGTGACTGTTTACATATTCTGTAACATGTCGATCATGTTTGCCAAAAATATTATCCATATCACGTATTAAATGTTCCTGGTTTTGATTGAGTGTATCGAACGTATCAGTTTGGATATTATATTTGATAATTACCTCATCAAATAATCGTGCCAATTGAGCTATTATGTCGCGTGACCATGTAACGTATCCAATTCCAAGATACTTTTCCATTGCATCACACCATTCGCCAAATTTGCAATTTATATAATATGCAAGTCCGCGTACAAATAAATATCTTTCATTATCACACGTTCCATATGTCGCATAATATTCTTTATCACGATCGTCTAGTTCCGTTTGATATGCATGTATTTTTTTGCGCAATCGCTCCAATTTCTCTGGAGTTGCTCCATAATTATTATCATCTTTATATGAACCAAACCACCACCAAAATCTATCCCTCCATCCAATTTCACGCACCAAATCAAACTTGCAAATTTCCATAATATGGTCATACATACGTAACATATATGACATTATAAATTTACCTTCATCAACCTTATTATTACATGTGCGTTGCAGTTGCTGTTTCATATGTTCAGGATATTTCCCTTTGTAATATTTCTTATAAATGCATAATTTCATTTTGGGTATGTTTGCGTTAATGCACTTGCCAATTTGTTGCATGAATTCGTTGTACTGTAGCATCTTTAATATTTGCGAATTATATGTATTTGCATTTTCTTCATATACTGCAAAATGTCTAAAACTAATACACTTTTTCATGAACTCTTCAACCATATCCGTTATCGGTTCCTCTATAGTCGAATGATTTGTAAACGCATTTAATCCAAAAAATGATGTTAATATAACATTATCTATAATGTATTGTGTATCGATGTTATGGATTCTACATCTTTCTAAAAATTTATCTTTTATCTCGGAAACTTGTGCGCAATATGCATCTGGAGTAAATTCACTTGAACCGCCGATTAAAAAAGACTTCGACTTACACTGTTGTTCTAAAATTTCATCGCATTTATTTATTACGCATATAACACTTCTTCCGAGCTTTCGGTGTTCTTCATATATGTATTTAAAATTGGCCATATTATCATCGCTCTCAAATGATGTAATACTCATAACATACACAACAAGTAATACATTTTCAATATCAGGGACTTGTAGTTTTTGCTTGTCAATATTATTAGCAGCGCTATCGCAAATATTAATGAGTAACCCATCGTCATCGATCCATTTGATTGTAGTTGTTGTGGTGGTTGTATGTGTAATTCCTGTTTCGCACATGTCGTTTCCGCAAATAAAATTAACAAATGATGATTTACCAACAGATACTTCACCATATATTAATATATCAAATCCGCCAATTAACTTACTTATATCTTTATATTCATCCCTATTATCACCGAATATAGTCTGAAAGAACTTACTATTACCTGTGATGCTCATAGTAATATAATGTTCTTATAATAAATTACGTATTGATAACATAAATGCACAGTGTATACGATAGTTCAATTTTCTATATTTGCATTACAATGATTACATTTACTTAGTTAAAAAAAATGAAAATTTAAATATATGTTAACATATCAATATAAAAAATTATATAAATACAATTATCTAAATATACAATAAACATGCAGAACGACCATTATATTCAAATACAGCGCATTAAATCCATAATTGGAATGGCTGGTCATATTGTATTAGGGGTACTATTTGGAATATTAACACTAATTTTATGTACAAATACAACACTGTATATTCAGAACTGGCAAAAAATTGTTAGTGCGTCATTATCGATTTGTGCGTTCGCCGTGGCGTGTACATGGGCATTTGGTAGATTAATGTCGATACAATACATAATTAGTTTTATTGTATATTTGTTAATTGAACTATGTCTCGTTATAATGCTTATAACCGAAAATGTTATGATAGAATTTGTATTATTTGGAATTGTAATTGTAATTATTACCATCATTTTTTTAATATCGACTATATTATCGGTTATAACGGAATGCTGTTTTACATGCTGTGATCAAAATAAATATAATATACAGCATCATGATATACCGCAACATGATGCATATCAACATAATACATATCATGGTTATTCTAAAATGATAATTTAATTGAATTTGTGTAAATATGTTACTAATTTATTTTTATAAATAAATTAGCTACGTAATATTACAACTCGACACATAATTCAACACCATCATGTAAAGAAATATTTATGGTGATTTCAATATCGTTATTAATACATTGTGATATTATTTCTAATATACTTTTGTTATAATCAACTCATCATGATTTTAAGTGGTTTGTGTATATTCATAATTTATATTGTATATAATTGATATAATATGTCGATGTGGTCAGATATTGTAAATGATGTCAAATATAATTTTAGATTATTTGATAAATATTTGGGGGGAACTGCTTTGAAAAATATGAATAATAATAAAAACATCATCAATTATTCATTTGAATATTATAATACACTTATCGAAAGATACATTACAACTAATGCTGATAATTGTGTGGGTACTTGTGCAGAATTAAGAGATATGGTATCCAATATAAAAATATATGATTCAATATTAAAACCTGTTTACGATAAAGTATATACGATAATGACGGCAGAGTGTGAGATACATAGAACAGAAACCGTAAATCCGCCTGAATATAATACATTATATCAAGATCTTATATCAACAGTATTCCATAGTATTACTGATCCATCTACCAAAAAAACTATAATCAACGATACCACGTATATTGACAAATATCGCGCAATAAAAATGGCATGTTTGGTACACGAAACTATTGATAATATGCATAAATATATTGATACACATGGATATGTAATATTCTCGTCCGGGTGGGCAAGTGAAGACGGCGGGCATTTAGTGGGTATTATGGTAACGCGTGAAAAAATTTTTATATCAAATTCAGGTGCGGGAGTTGATATGCACCCGATGCATGAAGACGATTATTATGTGTCTGTTGCGATTGATAATACACCAATTCCGTTATTTATTATTATGTATCATACACTACTAGGTTATATAAATGATATTGTTAATGAACGCATATATTATAATAATCACCCATATATGAAACTTATACATAAAAGAGATTCATTATGCACACTAATTGCGCAACACGATCAAGATTTAAGTAGTATTGAGAATCTACAATTATCAGGATCATGTAGTTTTTATGGGATGTATTATGCGATAAAGTGTTATTTTTACAAACATGTAAGAAAAAGTACATATTTTAAAATATGGGATCTTGTTTTACAAATAAACGGATGTGATCATATTATATCAAATATAAAATTAGATGAACTAAACCACAGAACACAAGTAAGAGAGCATCATTATACAATAGCGCAATTACTGCGTGAAAATTTAACAAATATGAAGTTATTATATGATGATATACATAAATCAACTGTTGGAAATGATGAATTAAATACACTTATGATTAATTTTAATACTCATTTAGACAACATTGATGAACGCATTCGTAATATTAACATTGAACAATATATGATACATTGTACATATTTACCGACAGCCATATTACAAAAAAAATACAAATTAGATGGTGTTATTGTAGGTAAATTAGATGACGATACACAAACGTTGAATAAATATTATGACGCCGTGTTTGGAGATATATTGATATACGAAAAATTAGTAAATATCCACGGAATGTTAATATATAACCACCAAAAAAAAATCAACAATATGTTATATGAATACTATTGTGAAAAACAATTATATGATACATTATATCACGTTGACGCGCAACCATTTACACAGCATAATATCTATAACAATATACACGAGTTGCCATCAATGCATATTATTAACACTATGATTGACGTTATCATATGCATACAATACATAATTGCAGACAATAAGCACTATGATATGGCAACACTAATACTACTTAACATTACCGTTAAGATATATATGCAATATCAGGATGACTTAAATTTCAAATTTAAATTTGATGTTGATTACGGTGATGATATTGTGTTGCCTATGATTGAATATGATTTAAAATATTTGTTTATGCAATATTTACAAAGTTGTCATATATTATGTAAGCCTCCGGATAATTATATGCATTCATTAGTTTCGTCATTATCTAATTTTTGTAAATATGTACCATTTACTACTGGAAATTTATTATTCTGGACGCACCGGATAAGTAACAAAATTAGTTTTTCACTCCAACAAATACGAAATATATTCCGTACAAATAATAATACAGCCATCGATCGGTCAGCAAATATTTATCCAACGGAATTAATGAACAAAATGTTGGCATTTTTGAGTAATAATATGTATCAGGAAAAATTGTTCATTACATTAAACAACTCATTTTCATGGAAATATGTTAAGCAATTGTATTATAAAAACGTATACATATCGAATGGTATATATATTGACAATTATGCGGTTAGTTGGGCGACTACCACGTGCGATATGTCGGATTCAAGCACCGCATATCGAGTGGAAAATACAATTGGAATGTGCAAAAACATCAACATATTTATAGACATCGATGAACATGCACTACGACATACAACATTATATGTTGTATTAACTCATTTTAATAATACTCATAACTATGATAATGATATTGATTTACGAAGTAGAACAACGCTCAAAGATTTCGCTGAATATGTTTTTATCGTACCGACTACACAAGACATAACAAAAAATATGATTGTGATACAGTTTGGCATAGAAATTATGTTAACTGGTAATATGGTTATATATGTGACCGATACACTAACATGTACATATTCAAATAATATTAATGGAGTGCCGATATATAATTCATGCTACAATATTAAATTAGATACAATGCATCAGCCTATTACGTACAACGACATACATATTGCTAATATATTACCAAACACATATGTGCATACACATTCGGATGTTTGTAACACGGTATGTGTTGAAATTACACAACATTGGATAAACGATATAATACTACGTTATACAAATGGCGTAATTCCGACGTTAATTGAAAATATAATGGCGGCATTTATGGTCGCAGATAAAATGGGTATTACGCGGGACAATACATTTAAGATACTCGACGAGCGAATGTTACGCCACTATAGCGTCAGTGATAAACGTATGTATACTATTATATCGCAGATTCTTGGTCATCCGAATGTAAATAGTCAATGTGTAGTAGATGTTTCTAATGATACACATATGATAAGTAAGTATTCTACACATAAATTTGTGAATGCTCATCATCGATGTAATGATGACCTTGATAAAAATCAACAAATAATAACATATAAACAATGCGATTGTGATATTAATTTACAGATAATTTGCTCGTACAATCCAAATAATATATATGATAATGTTGTTAATATTAAGAAAGGTATATCAGTCGTATTCGTCGGCATTCCAACGACATACATATTAATGCATCCACAACCACATATTGTATTATCATGCCCGCCATGTGAGCACGGTGGAGTACAAGTAGTATTAATTGGCAAGTGTATCGCATTTAAAAATAAAAGTGATATTAATATATTGCATCCAATATGCAAAATTAAGCCCAGCTTAAATAGTGACGAATTCAATATATTTCACATAAACCAAAAAAAAATGAGCATATTGCACGATTCGCAATTATCAAAATCGCCCACATTGGATTTATCGAATATATTTAAATATAAACGCAATTTCCCAATGATCAATATTATATATCTATTGAACAATAAATGCTTTGATATAGTCAATGACAATTTTGAAAAATATGATTACGAGATCATAGAGTTAATAACAATTCCATATAGTTATTGTATTTTCGGAACTGATCGTATATCTGGCAATAGTCAATATTATGGAATATATAATGATGCAATGATGTTTTTTTCAAACAAATTCTATCATTTTTTCGAGCACGAAAATTCCCCAACACATTCATATTACGATAGCATAAAATCATTATTAAGTAAGATACACATGCCAATATTAATACATGCAATTCAACAACATCAATTAACTGACATTAGTATATTATGTATATTATATATGTTAATAAAATATGGTGTTATTACGCCTGCAAATATCAGTTCATATACGGTAATTATACATTATATTAAAGAAAATGTGCATAATACTATTATTAGTGCCGCTAATCACCCACTATTAAATATCAGCCTTACTAACACAGATATCGACGCATATAGTGAGCTAAACATAAAAGATATTCTATTAATATTATTTGAAGCAATATTATGCCCGGACACGCATAGCGAATACTGCATGAATACATACTATACCGCATTACGTAAACTATACCATCAATACACTTACCCAGATGAACAATACGGTAAAATACATCTATTTGATTTTTTGGACGTTTATATTCATAACATACCAACTGAGTCTATACACAAAATATTAAAATTAAATAGTTCGGAGTTTATGTATGCAAATACACATGCACGTGATTTACAACAATACATTCATCACAATAAGTATATGAATATTGCGTATTCATCTAAAAGTAGTATTTATGCAAATATTACGGTTGATGATGAGCGTACTATTTCAATCGTAAATCGCAATGGTGTGATTAACAATAAAATTATTAGTGACGAATTTTGTTTTTATAAAAATGAAAATGATATTATGATAGGACATGATTATTCACATCGATTTGATTACACAATATGTATTAATGATACACATATAAAAGCATATACAAATGGATGTATATATAAATTACTTGGTGAACTATTGATTTATTCGAGATTAATTTCATATTTATTATACAAGTTTAATTCATGTAAGCAAATTTTTATATGGGAACGTGTTGATGATGGTACATTAATCGATAGTATCGCACATGATGTACGAGATACAAATCCACACACACGCGGTAGCGAACAAATATCAGATAATTTGAATTATTGTTTCAAGGATATTCGATACATGATTGAATTTTTAGATTCACATGGAACTGATAAATCGCATTTAAAGTTTTATGTATGCCGTGACAACATTATATATAAAGATAAACTCGTAGTTACTCGCAAAAATTTACCAAGTGTGAATATGTGGGCGCTTTCCGATAATGAATCTATCATATTATATGAGCCACGATATATGGATTATTACGTATTATTTACGGATTATATTAAGCAAAAAAATGTGACATCATATGTGAAATATAATATTTGGGATGACCAGATATATGGCGATGACGATCCAGTACCGGATATTATTAATAAATTTAATAAAAATAAATATTACGTTGCAAAAGTCCATTATACACATTTGTATTTAATGTTTGATGATAATAATGCGCTTTATGTATATTTTAATATGTTATCGATATACGGCAAATATTACCCAATGATGTTATTATGTAACCAGTATTTTCATTTTTACCTCAATCATATATTGCATCATAAATATAATGAAAAAATGGATCTACAAATTATGCCAATAGATGTACCGATGTTTAATGTACCATATTCTAAATATTTGCTGGCAAAATTTTTTAAGCTGTGTAAATTTGATCTGCATCCGGAAGTTCGTGAATTAAGGGATAAACACGCTGATCAAATTTATCTCATGACGCCTGATTATACTGACATTCCACATCATGCGAATTCATATGAATATAATATCCCCGAATATATTACGCAATTAGCCGACGAAATTCGCAATGCAATAAATGATAGACCATTGAATGTAAGTGATGTAATAAGTAATGCATTGCAACATGGTATTTCGGTAGATGATGAAATGTCTGAATATTTACACACCCTTAAATCATGTGATAATCCAGACAAACATGTTATATTGGGCGTATTGGATAAGTACGATTATATTGTACCAAATGTTGATAGTGCATATAAAAATATGTTCAAAAAATCATATCATACCGCGTATTGTTTTTCGCACATATTGTATGATAACCATATTAATTGCTATGATATTATTAATTATCGGTTGTTAAATAAAACTATCATAGACATTCGCAATGTATGTAGCGAGTCATGTGATTGTTTGAATATTCAGGCAATTATCAACATAATTAATACAAATAATATATATATCGGTCATCGTCCACATAAAATATATCTCCAAGAAGCATTGCTCGGGTTTCCATTATATACAACTCAAATGAGCAGCATCGCCCAAATATATAATGAGATAGAGGTTAAACATACATTTCGCATACATAATAACATTATGGGTGCTGGCAAAACAACAGTAATATCACCGAGTCAAATACTCAGATATATTGGAGATACAGATGATGATAATGTATTTAAAAAAGTAATTGTTTCGTTACCTATAAAATTACAGCCAAAATTTTACAATGATTTCATAAAAACATTTAGTGTAATTTGTAGCAATAATTGCGTATATAACTTAAAAATCGGTAGAGATACCAAGTATTATATGGATTTTTTTAAAAGAGATGCATGTGATATAATTATAATTGATGATGTTAGCTTAAAATCAGCCATTCTAAATATTGCATCGCGAGGAGAGGAACCAGAATTCACTATAAACAAATATTTTACTAAATTTGGACACGATGAGGATATATATGAAAATGATAAGGTTACCATTGCACGTCCGATCAAATCGGATACTATATGCGAGGTATATGAACACTATATATTTGATCCGGAATTACCAGATTATGTACTACGTAATAAGCCGACCAATAACGTACATCGATCCGTCAAGCAATATTACGATAGGCAACTAGACAACATATATTATGATACAGGTTCCCCATTAATAATAAGTGATGAAATAGATGATTTATTAAATCCTATGAAAAATATGCTAAATTTTCCAATATGTGAAAAAATAGTGTATAAAAACAACCAACATATTATTGAAATGATTATTGAAATATGTTCGATAATATACAAATTAAACGATAATACAATACCACAATTCGATAATATAGAAAGTGCACATAAATGTGTAAAAAACGCATTGCAAAAATATGAATTAGCTATTTTCAAAAACGAAATCGATTACGTATGTGATAAGTTGAAAATTAAACCAGCTCGACCGGCAATAACACACGTATTTTATCAGATTGTTGGAATTGTTCATAAAGTAATTAAATCATTTGGGATGATTTTAACATCGAAATATAATGTTAATTATGGATTTGGTGATATGGAAGTAAATAATAAAGTAAACAGTAAAAATTATATGACAGCGATTCCATATATATATTCGAATACTCCGGATAATGGATCGGAATTTTCATGCCATATATATAAATTATGTTTAACAACGATATGCTACCATACAACATTATTAAGATATGACGATATTGTTAATATTATTAAACATATCAAACAAGAAATGATAATCAATAAATCACATTCATTCATTGAAATAAAATATGATTGGTTATTTACAATTATTACACAATTAGATGATACGTATGTACATGCTCGTCCCGAACATGGCTCGCAAATGATTACATCCGAACCAGAATCTAAATCATATATATGTTTGGGCAAAGAGATTAACAAACCAGAAATATTGAAACATGATACATCAATGTTTGAAAATAATACATCGATAATTGCGGCATATCTAATGAAAATTGGCATACATATGTCAATACCATTAATTATGTTTTATTTAAAAAACATAGTATTAAATAAGTATATATTTTCGTACGGTATACAGTACAATACATCTTATATCGAGACAATAACGAATGTCGCATCGATTGGATTTACCGGTACAACTAATAATTTATATTTACCAATATTAAAAGATAAAGAATTCAATGTCAAAAGCGTATGTCGCAATCGTATTGATTACGGGAATATTAAATGTACATTGAAATGCGTGTTAAGACCACATACACTAATTAATATACTTAGTGCAAATGATCCATTAATTCCACAAATATATACACTTATTGAGCAATTGCACATCGACGTATTAATCGATGCTGGGGCATTATTTACACATAACTCGATGTATGATATTTACAATAGTTTTGCAAAACCTTTGCATAGAGACTTAATATATGTAGATAATGGCATAATATCAATATTTGATGGTGTTCACGTAAATAGGTTCATTGACGTAATTAATACGAGTAAACATTTTACATATTACGATCACGCATCTTCGAGAGGTGTTAACATAGAGCAACCGCGATTATTAAAAGGATTAATAACGATAAGTGATATCAATAACACAACAAATACGGCACAGGGTTGCTATAGAATGCGTAAATTGGAATTGGGTCATTCCATAGAGTCTGCAATGATGCCGAGTAAATATTACATGGATAATTATAAAAATATATATTCCCCAGAAACATTATATTCGTATTTAGAATACAATGAAGCATTGGCTATGGAGTCTGCAAAAAATATATTTTTGCTCCAAAATATAAAAGCTATTCGTAGGCAACATGAATACAGTACAACGCGTACATATAGTAGCTTTTTAGAAAATATATTTATGGATGTTACTTTAAGTGAAGACGATATCGTGAATAATACACACTATAAAAAATTTATTATTGAAAACTTTTGCAATAGTTCCGATGATATTACCACTAATTTTAAAAACATCATGAAAAAACATTATCAAGAACAATCGGATCCTGGATTACTAAATACATTATGTAAATGTTTGAAAGATTCTATATCAAGTTTGGCGAAGCTTGATCATGTATCTACAATGAAACATATTGCACAAGATCAAGAGCGAGATCAAGAGCGAGATCAAGAGCGAGATCATACGCAAAACCGTGTGCAAATTTCGAATCTCAGTATACGTAGATCAGACAAATCAAAATTTGCATTATATGGAATGTTTGGATATGATGATTATATTAAATGTTCGAATAATATTAAGAAAATCGTATTTGGTGGGGAAATGCCGAAGATGCTTATAAATTCCTCATGGGACGATATAAAAAATCAGCCACGTATCGAATATAAATATCATTATGTCAGAGTATGTGATTCGATTAAGCAATTGTTCGAATATTTACAATCACATAATATATTTATATCACCACATATGTTTTATATATTGTCGTCATATGCGACTGATGATTATAGTTATGATCAGATATTATCGCACGGCAAATACGTAATGGATACTGGTCATGAAATGCTAATAATATCTGAAGATGAATTTGTATCATTATATAATTATTTAATGTCGCACCATGATATTATAATATCAATTTATGATAAATATTGTGATATTATGTATTCAAATCCGAAAATTGAAACAGCTCCTTTAAAAGCATATTATATATCAACATTGCTAAAAACATCAACGAGCATATATGATTATATGCGCATAAACGCATATGTACATAAGTATCATACCACTATACCGCATGAAATATTAAGCAATATATTCAATTATACTTTTACAGATATTATTATTTTAAACAAAATATATGAACATGAATTTATTAAAACAATCGAGACAGAGCTTGAAAGTAATGAATATGATATATTACTAAAGTTTATCCAGTATAAATTCCAAACAGCTAGCAATCACCGCATGATCAAGCGTTATTTCCACAACATATTAACTGAATTTAAGAAAGCATATCCAGAAATTCAACAAGGGGGTATGCATATACGCCGTCAATATTATTACAAATATGTTAAATATCGGTCTAAATATAATGAATTAGCAAGTCATAAAAAATAAATTGAATATACCGTCCATATTTTTATAAACGCAACATAATAATATACTATTATGCATATGATAATATTCTAATTATAAAATCGAAAAACGTTAATAATATATGACGACATCCTCACAAAAAATAGCAATATTGTGCGGAAATAACGTTAATAATATAAATGACACAGAAGAAAATGAAGAAAATGAACATAATGCATATGATATAGACGAAAATGAAAATAGTGTGGATGAGCTATATATGTACGAAGAGTTATATAAAATGCAAGAATATGTGCGGGTAATAAACGAACATAAGAGAATACAACATGAATGGGATATGCCATCAATAACTAATGGATCAATATGTACATGTAATAATGATGTGTATAATTCGCGCCATACCGATTTTGAATATATACACACAATAATTAATGCATATCAATTATATCTAAAAATGAGCATGTTGAATAGTAATGTTACTAAAATCATTGAAGATGGCGTGGGATTCGATTCTATTCAATTTTTAGGCGTTTTACAAAAAGTGATTGACGAAATGTTTACAATTACTGATATTTACAAAGTGAAAGAATTGTTAAATGCGACTATGGTCAACCCGAAAAATAATATATCCAACACAATTGCATTCAATATACCATGTAAAATATGTTCGGTAAATATAACAGTATTGAGCGATTTAATATACATATGTGATGATACATATGTATGCACACAACCAACATGTATTTGCACATTAATTACATCAATGCATAATATTAATAAAACTATTAACCACAATAATAATGATATACGATGTATGTGGTGTAATATGGTATATGAAATGAATTACAATATATATTTTATAAATATGTCATCGACCATTAAAAATATGTGTTTAGATTGCGCAAAATGTAATATTGACTTTCTCGCTAACAAATATAGATGTAAAATTATACGCGTATGTTGTTTTTCAACACCATCTACCATTCATACAACACATATATTAAATGAAAAATGTATTGAATGTACAAATAAATACACAATTGGTACAACAATTGATATGCATAAATATTTAAAAAGTATTGATGATAGAGCAATAACATGTGACAATGACATTGAACATACTACGAATGACATAGAACATACTACGAATGGAATTGTGTACCACATTGATGTCAGTAATATTAATGATGTAGATATAAAATTAAGTAATGCTAATGTCATAGGTCATATAATAAGATATTTACTACCGCACGAAAAACAATCATTTATGAAAACATGTAAATTTTACTACAAATTAATACTTGATAATACGGTTAATTGGAATAGGTGGTACAATTATTCAGGGTCTATTAAAGATGCTAAAGTATACAATTATGACGAATTAATGGACGTGACGACACATGATTTTAAATGTATTAATGATACAGTATCTAACGTCGTCATATTAAGTAATTGCTATGGCTCAATTATTTAAATATAATATGCGAAAAATTGATTAATAATATGTATGGTAATAAATATAAATTTGAAATATAAAAATGAACACTCAATACGAGCTATACATAACATTATATAAATTAAATAGCGAATGTAATAAATTATTAAAAAAAATAAAAAATAAATATCCAAGACGTCGTACATTTATGTGCAAATGTGAGAAAAACAATATACGAATAGGATCATTAACGAACAAAGGATTTGTAGAAGATGTTCATAGCAGTAAAACATATACATATCGCGGAGGATCAGGTCATATAAAAACACACATACCGAATGTAAATGTAGTTGATAATGATGATGTATTATATTTTTACTTATTATTATTAAAAATATATGATGCATATAAGCAAGAATACATTGGAAAGACATTAACATTGCATTATACAAAACCATATAAAAATGTTGGATACTACATAAAATTATACGGCATACGCTGTATAGAATATACATGCGTCAGAAGTACTTTTAATATACCATTGATATTATATGTATTAATGCAACACATATCAGATGATGTAATTAGATATATTATTGATGAATTTGTTATGAGTGATAATATACACGGTGGTATTAACTATATGGATATAGATAATAACTATTAATAATAACATGAGTTTGGAATTTATTGTGAATGATATATGGACTATTTATTAAATAGTTATATATTCGTACATATTAACATTTGTCGATGTTATAATTATAACCTAATTTAATATGTTTGTATATTCGAATAAAATTGAAAATATGAATGACATACGTTTGACATATCATATTTTCAATTCATTTTAACGAATTCAAATTTATCATTAAGCATATCCAATGGCGAGTTTGACAACGCCGACCACCGATTCACAGCATCGATCGGAAATCGATTCGAGACGTACAGAGCATTCGGTGACGTACTTGGTTGGATTACCGTTATGTAAACAACTACGTCAACGCATCTATACATTGGAAAAATCCGATCTCTTTAATAGTAATCCGTACAAACCCGGGATGGGCATCGTAGAGCACGTGTTCGGATTACAAACAGATATGCTGGAACAGTGTGACATAGTCACGACACGCATGATGTATACAGCGCTCATGTTGGGATACCCTCGTACCCAATTCAGCGGATCCGATTTTCGGACGTGGTTGACCGGGACGAGCGTTACTGACAGTACTGATTCTTGGCTCAGCGAGTCTCCTATGCGCACTGAGTTATTGCAACGTATGCGAAAAACTAAGGAATATCTAGATAAATATTGCGGGGTCGGAGTCGTTAGCTTACCATGGTGTGGTAGCTGGATGCGTCCTACCATGTTCAAGATATGGAAACATACAACGTCGAAACCGATGCTAGGCACGGGCTACGTAATTGATGTGTTGATGTTCGTTGTAGTTGTTGCATACGTACAGTCGTATAGTGTGTGTTATGGTAATGATGCAATTAATGCGGGGATATTGAAACAGTTTTTGTATACAAACTTAAACGAGAGCAATCCATACTTACAGAAATGTGTCGATATGTTCGTGAGTACTATCGATATGTGGAAACAGACACATTACGATGTGATGACTATCGCAAGGATAGTTACCGGCAATATGTTACTGTGCGGTAACGTTTTGTGTCATGACCACATGGACAGATTAGATTACAATATGACGACTGACGCAAGAATAACTACATACGATATGATAATGCACGGTGACGTTTTTTGTCGGAGTAAACTGGCAAAATTAGATTCAATGGGCGGATTGGATTTGTTTAAATACATACAACAACAATCATTGCATTTAATACCAGAATTCAAGGAACATTGCAAAGAAGCGGTTGCATCTCCACCCGAACACGACGATTCCTGCGACGGATCTGAAAGTAAGGAACATTGCAAAGAAGCGGTTGCATCTCCACCCGAACACGACGATGTCAAATACGTATCCGATGATGACGGATTGACCATACGTCATCACGTGTGTTGGGAGTGTGGGTATGGTACAATAACTCACGCAACGAAAAATAAATGCGATGACTGCTACAACAAGTGTAGCGACGGTCTTGGTTGTATGAGTGATGTAGCGTTGAAACGCATGTCTGAATGGTCGGGCTTTGTGTAGCAAGTGATTTTGAAGTATTGATATATTCCAAAATCACGATTATATTGTATGCAAATGTATAAATATTTAATAACATTATCGCAATAATACATTATACATAATATTATTATTTGCAAGTAAATGCAAGTAAATGCAAACGATGTAATATTGCATTAGGTAATAACCTTAATATAATTACAATTATTGCATAGTTGGTATATATGTACTTTATGATTACATATTAATTATAACATAAAAAATTGTTATTTATATCACATAAATAATATGAATAACATATAAACAAATTATTTACTGAATCGTCCCTATATACAAATGAAGTTCATAGAATTTAATAAAATTAAAAAGCTTGGGTTATTTTATCATTTATCGGATGATAAAACATTAATTGCGTTTGATAACAAAAACAAATTATCAGTATATAATTTTTTGCACGATAAAATCATATTTAGTGTTAATAAAAAAAAAATTAACAAAATAGATAAGTACATTGATATGATATTTGCTAATAATAATACAAAGCTATTTATAAGGTGCAATAATGTTATTGAGTGTGATTTGCACACAAATAGTATTGATAAGACTAATTTAATTGGCGTTTGTCAAATAGAGTCGTTTTTATTACAAAATAAAATATTCGTGTTATACGATACATTATTACGGACATATGATATTGATAGTAATTTGGAAAAAACTATATACGTATCTAATAATAAAATAATGTATATGAAAAGAGCGACCGATAGTGATTATATTGTTATTAATGAATGTGGAATGAAATTTAAAATAATAAATAACAATGCTATTATATACAATCAAAATTTGACAACTGATTTTACGTGTAATATTTTTAATAATTGTACGTCTACAAATACAGCGTTATTATGTAAACATAATACATTTGTATTATGTGACGGATGTACGCTAAATATATATGAGCTTGATAAATCGGGTTTAAAGAATATATATACATCCGGTCATTGTAGTGCATGCTTTTCAATACATGATAATATAATAGCTATATGTGATAATATTCAGAATGTAATTATGATGTATAATATTGAGAATAAAAATGCATGGATGATCGATGTACATAAAAATGGTTATTATAAATGTTTTTTACTACCCGATAATAAATTGGCATTAAATTGCGCGCATTATGTGAATATATACAATATTAATACAGGACTTGTATTATATGGAATGAATGAACATATGTGCGATGTGGTTGGCGATTATAGTGTTATTTGTCGGTATGGTGATAGATATGCATTGATGAATATTAATGATATATGGAATCAACATACCCATTATTTATTTAAGAATGTGGATAGGTTGATTCGAGTGAGTATGTACTGTATACGTAATATGACAGTTGATGACACAATGTTTGTTGTGTTTAGTTATTATGCTGAGTTGTTCTAGTAATTATTTATGTTGCATATAAATGTAACATAAATAATACAATATTACGTATTTTATGTGCGGTTATTTATGTAGGTTATTTTTACGTATACGTGTCCTTATACAACCACGGTTTAATAAAAACTGGTTACACATGCGATTATGAGTTTATATGTAGTATTTGATGTTTAGTATTCTATACGTCTCACGAATAGTTTTTTGTATACTAAACGCATTATGATAGTGTTTTTTATAAACATCATCTATGGTGTCTTTTTTGATAAATTGTATGATTTCGTTACATATTTCGATCATATCATCCAATAATGACCGATATGTTGTATGCGTTAGGTCATTAATAGTCGTCATACCATTAATGATGCGTAATACCATTGTTCGCACATATCCAATGTTATTTACATAGTTATTAACGCTATCAATAGATATAGCGTCATCAATTTCGCATATATTACGCATTGATTGTGTAAATAATCGATCATCGTCAGATAATGTATTGGCCGTATTCGAGTGTATTACTATTATTGTTATTTCATTTAAAGTTTTGTGCAGTGTATCAACGATGCCCTTATAATGAGGTGTGTCGAGTTGTTTGGCAAAATTATTGATATGATCATACACACCGTATATTTGCTGTATTAACTTATAATACAATACATACACATTATATGCAATAATAGGTGTATTCGTTAATATATCGGATATTTGATTAATTGCATCATCGATGTCATTCAATGTTAATTGTATACTGTCTGTATCTATATATGTTGTTTGTAATATTCTTTTAAATTCCATCGTCATTCGTTGACATAATTGTGCATGTTCAGTGTCTGTTGCTGGTATCACACGCTTTTCATGTAGCGCTACGCGTGGCACGGTATCATAGGGGTGTGGTTGTGGGTGTCGTATATGCGATGATGGTTGTTCGGGACTACCCGGCATCGGCATGCGTGTCACCTGTTGCGGTGCGCCTCGCTCGTGTGGGCTGGGTACGCGGTGCGTCTGATGCACGTGTTCCATATGCGCTCGGGGTTGTTGTGCACGTCCCGAATCGGCTAGTTGCGACGCGTTGGGTAGTGCGTATGGCTGTGTCGGCGAACTCATGTGTACCGACATGGTGGGTTGCATGTGTTCTTTGGCGATCTTTATCAACGCAGTATTAATATTTTCATATCCACGGTAAGGTCCGGCCACATATATGTAACTAGGATTGTATGGTTTGATAAGCTTCTCGACATCGTGCATATATACGAATAGATTATTGTATGTGTCAAATTCGCGTTGGGTCAAATTATACGTGGCTATAAGGCGTGTATACACATCTATAATAAGTCGTTGCATGCGTGAACAATCGGGGTGATTAGGTAAAGATGGTAATATGTCGTTTTTTAATATATCGTATTGTTTGTTTATGAAGTCACTGGTGGATTGGGTACGTTCATCGGATGGTGATAATGTCACTGGCGCATGTGTGGGTGGTGGTGCGCGTTGCTCAGTACCGCTGTATGGTGGATGTCGATCTAATAACGCGTTATAATCGTCGGCAACAGTGTCTACATATCTGTCTGACTGCGCCGGCGGAGGTGATCCCGTACGTGCCTGACTAAGTTCGATCCTTTTGGCATGTTCATACTGTTTCAGTGCGGTGGATGGTACCAAATCGGCTAACAAAAACCAATTGATCCATTTGCGCCGTTCTTCATACAGTTCATTTGCGACGGATAATTTAACATCATATATCGCAATGGGAACTAAAAGTGGATGCATGTCTTTATTATGCATTTTTTTAAATTCATTCGCATAATCAGCAATATTACCGGATAGCCACACCGCGTCGCTATTTAACATGTCACCTAAACATAATAACGATAACTCATGGAAAAACGATATATGTGGAATTGCGTCTACAAATGGGTATAAATTGCGATTGCTCATCTGTTTGAATATCTGTACAGTATCATAAACATATTTTTCTGATAACGGTCTATATTTTGTAAGGTCATTGACAATTGCATGAATATAAATAAGATAACGCATAGATGCATTCTTAATATGGGAAATACGTGTATATATTTCCGAAAAATCACCAAACGAAAATCGGTCGGTAGGTGTCAATATATTAATTGTAGGTATACTCGCAACAGTATCGTGAATCGACGATACGCTGTCAAACAACTGTTCAAATGTAACATTGTTCTCATGTAATGTATGACACACGGCATCAACATATGGATTAATGGATCTGCTAATGGTCCATTGTTCCGATCGCATATCGGTTCCTTCAACAACGTGATACCAAATATTCAAGAAAAATACACAGAAGTCGTTGTATTTGTATATTGGAACATTGATAAATTCTGAGCCTATTGTTAATTTAGCAAACCCGTCGTATAGTAATTCAGTATTATTAAATGACGTCATTATATACGTTTTGTCGGCGATGTGCAATGAATATACATAATCATATGTGCAAGTTTGTAAAACATTAATTAATTTATATGCGCTCATTATATTAGCTATATCAATATGTTATAGTATTTTTTAAGTAAATAATTCGTGTACATGTTATGTGAATAACATATAAACATACGGAATGTCAAGTAAATATTTGTCGAATTGCAATGCAATATAATGCATATACAACAGTATATTTAAACAAGCCATAAAACTGCGAATAGTGTGCATTAATACAAAGTATTGATAATCAGCGAGCGTGTCTATGTTTTTCAATGTATTGTAACCCAAAATGGTTGTTGATATATTGCGTATATGATGTAATATATCACGTTTGGTACATAACAAATATACAATAAAAAGTACAAATTTAATAAAGTATAAAATTAAGTTGAGCAAATAAAAAAAATATGAAACCTAAAAATATTTTTCAACTCTTACAAATGAATAATTTTATTAATCGTTATGAATGGTAATATTAATGGTAAATAAAAAAATAATTAAACGGGAAGTATAAACAGTATAATTGTTGCATACACATATGCGTTTGCTGAGCGCGTACGAACGATAAACGGTTACATACAGATATATATATATACTATTAAACGGGAAGTATATACAGTATAATTGTTGAATACATATATGCGTTTGTTGAGCGCGTGTGAACGATAAACGTTACATAACAAATATATATACTATTAAACGGGAAGTATAAACAGTATAATTGTTGCATACACATATGCGTTTGCTGAGCGCGTACGAACGATAAACGGTTACATACAGATATATATATACTATTAAACGGGAAGTATATACAGTATAATTGTTGAATACATATATGCGTTTGTTGAGCGCGTACGAACGATAAACGGTTACATACAGATATATATATATATATATATACTATTAAACGGGAAGTATAAACAGTATAATTGTCGAATACACATATGCGTTTGTTGCGCGCGTACGAACGACAAACGGTTACATAACAAATATATATACTATTAAACGGGAAGTATAAACAGTATAATTGTCGAATACACATATGCGTTTACTGAGCACATACGAACGATAAACGGTTACATAACAAATAACAATAAAAAGTATAAATTTAATAAAGCATAATTAATTTGAGCAAATAAAAAAAATATGAAACCTAAAAATATTTTTCAACTCTTACAAATGAATAATTTTATTAATCGTTATGAATGGTAATATTAATGGTTAATAAAAACATACAATTATACGTAAATGATAAACAGTATAATTGTTGAATACATATATGCGTTTGCTGAGCGCGTACGAACGATAAACGGTTACATAACAAATATACAATAAAAAGTATAAATTTAATAAAGTATAAAATTAATTTGAGCAAATGAAAAAAATATGAAACCTAAAAATATTTTTCAACTCTTACAAATGAATAATTTTATTAATCGTTATGAATGGTAATATTAATGGTTAATAAAAACATACAATTATACGGAAATTATAAACAGTATAATTGTTGAATACATATATGCGTTTGCTGAGCGCGTACGAACGATAAACGGTTACATAACAAATATACAATAAAAAGTATAAATTTAATAAAGTATAAAATTAATTTGAGCAAATAAAAAAAATATGAAACCTAAAAATATTTTTCAACTCTTACAAATGAATAATTTTATTAATCGTTATGAATGGTAATATTAATGGTTAATAAAAACATACAATTATACGGAAATTATAAACAGTATAATTGTTGAATGCATATATGCGTTACTGAGCGCGTACAGACGATAAACAGTTACATAACAAATATATATTATAAAATCAAAAACAAGGAAATATGTATTATTAAACGGGAAGTATAACCAATATAATTGTTGCATACACATATGCGTTTACTGAGCGCGTGTGAACGATAAACGTTACATAACAAATATATATACTATTAAACGGGAAGTATAAACAGTATAATTGTTGCATACACATATGCGTTTGCTGAGCGCGTACGAACGATAAACGGTTACATACAGATATATATATATATACTATTAAACGGGAAGTATATACAGTATAATTGTTGAATACATATATGCGTTTGTTGAGCGCGTACGAACGACAAACGGATACATAACAAATAACAATAAAAAGTATAAATTTAATAAAGCATAATTAATTTGAGCAAATAAAAAAAATATGAAACCTAAAAATATTTTTCAACTCTTAAAAATGAATAATTTTATTAATCATGTGTAAGAGTTAATATAAAAATAATTAACGGGAATTATAAACAGTATAATTGTCAAATACAAATAGGCAGTGCATACGACCGACACAATATCAACCGATATAATAGTATAAATCAAACGGAAGCCTAAATTATTAATTCGAACGAAAACCAATTAACTACGCAATTAAAAAGCAAAACCCAGCCCATAATATATGCTATTATAAATGTGATATAAACGAATGTCAAACTAGGAATGTATAAGCGGATCGTATATTAGCTGTGTTCAAATATGAAGAAATAAATACCAACGAATACCATTAACAATAATACATGTGCAAATAATAACCCGAATATAATCGCACATATTGCATAGTCTGTATATTTTAATTTCCATGTATTACATAATTGATAATTAAGATTATCTGAAACGCAATAATTGCAAGTATGTCCGTAATTAAATATGGTAATATAATATCTATAATTATAATTTACTTTGTAAATGCATGTACATTCTATGTCGTGTACCAAATAATTTATTTTTAGAACATTACCATGTGTTAATGAAACGTCGTTAACAAAAGCAACCTCAATGCGTTTATGATAATATGAATTTACAAAAAATGGTGATATGAATATGAATAACATACCGACACATAAATAAATTTGTGCAAATGTAATGCATGTATGTTTTATGTGTTCATTAACATGCGATCTAATTTTATTAATACGTAATCTCATTTTATTAATACGCCCTCTCATGTGATATCGATTAATTTTTATATTATAATCATTTTAAATCAATGCATATAATAAATAATAAGTTCAATTTTATGAAACTTAATATCAACTCTTACAAATGAATAATTTTATTAATCGTCACGAATGGTTAATAAAAACATACAATTACACGGAAATTATAAACAGTATGATTGTTGAATACATATATGCGTTTGCTGAGCGCGTACGAACGACAAACAGTTACATAACAAATATATATTATAAAATCAAAAACAAGGAAATATATTATAAAAGTTATAAATACAAATTAATAAATTTGAGTAAATAAAAAAAATATGAAACCTAAAAAATATTTTTCAACTCTTACAAATGAATAATTTTATTAATCGTTATGAATGGTAATATTAATGGTAATATTAATGGTTAATAAAAACATACAATTACACGGAAATTATAAACAGTATAATTGTTGAATACATATATGCGTTTACTGGGTGCGTACGAACGATAAACGGTTACATAACAAATATATATACTATTAAACGGGAAGTTTAAACAGTATAATTGTTGCATACACATATGCGTTTGTTGATCGCGTTCAAACGATAAATAGTTACATAACGAATATATATTATAAAATCAAAAACAAGGAAATATGTATTATTATACGGAAATTATAAACAGTATAATTGTTAAATACATATATGCGTTTGCTGAGCGCGTACGAACGACAAACAGTTACATAACAAATATATATTATAAAATCAAAAACAAGGAAATATATTATAAAAGTTATAAATACAAATTAATAAATTTGAGTAAATAAAAAAAATATGAAACCTAAAAAATATTTTTCAACTCTTACAAATGAATAATTTTATTAATCGTTATGAATGGTAATATTAATGGT